GTGGTGAACATTCGATATGTACGCGAAAGACTTGGACTCAAGCAGGGCGAAGTAGCAAAGGCAGTGGGAGTCGCACAGGCAACCTACTGCAACATCGAAAACGGAAAGAGTGCTCCGTCCGTAGACAGTGCGAAAAAAATCGGGAGAGTGCTCGGTGTTGATTGGTGGCTGCTGTTCGAGGACGGAGCAGAACTGACACCGGACGAGGAACGCTTTCTTGAGGACTTCCGCATGGCCAGCGCAGAGGAGCAGGCCGCGATCCGGCGGCGGCTGATACGAAGTGTAAACGGAGGAAACTATGACACCAGAAGAAATGATTCGGCGGGAGCTGAATAAGCGCAGCATGACAATGGCTGCGGCAAGCAGGCGGTCAGGCGTGAAGTATTCGACGCTGCAATCCGCTCTGGCGGGGCGGACGAAGCTGAATGTCTATGCGTATCTGTCACTCTGCCTGCTGCTGAACGTTGACCCGCGTACGTACAGGAATGCTGGATGACTTTATGCAAGTGCTCTTAAAAGAGGGCATGAAAAAACAGCCGAGGGGAGGAGGGAATTGGACGTGAAAAACGCAAAAGAAAAATGCGCTGTCGAACCAAGAGGGGTGGACAGCGCAAGAGTGGTGACGGTGATCGAGACCAAAGAGGAGGTCGGGCACGGTACACCAGAAGATCCGTTTCGTATCGTAGCCAAGTATTGGAGCCTTGACGGGAAGCTGCTGGGGACGTACCCGGTTCAATGAGCCGGAGACATTGAAGCGGCGTCCTCTACGGCAAGTTCCATGCTGATGTAATGCAAGATGGCTGCGATGAATTTCTTCATATCCGACACATCGCGGTTTTCATACTTCCGGATATAATGCGTTTCATCGTTGCCGATCCATACGGCACGACTGGCAGGTGTATTGATTTTTTCATATGTAATGTAGTTAGAGATACATTGGCTTAAGCTGAGTCTCTCAATCTTGTCGCCATTTTCCGGGTACACGTGCTTGCAGTAGTCCTTGACTAAAAACTCCAGGGCTTTCCGGTAGCCGATACCGGCTATCTCATCAAGGCCGCGACTTTCCGCTTCAAGGGCTTGGTTGTAGATTTTCACAAACTGCGGTGACAAGTCTTTGATACTATCCTCGAACTGCTGCGCGGAATAGAACTCAGGCGCACAGTAATCGAGGTAGGGGGACATAGGGCAATCGGGTAGTTCACTGTCCATAAAGTGAGCAACAAAGGGACGGAAACAATGCGGACAGGTATAGAAGACGGCGAGATGGCGATTGCCTAAATCGTCCTTATACCATTCCTCATCTATGCGATTAGGCACGATTGCAAAGTGGCAGAGCGGGCAGGCTTCCGGTTCGCTGTAAGTAACTGGTGTGGGGAATTCGTCTTCAAAAAAGGATTGAGCTTGACGTTTCACCAAATATCCCACCTTTCATCACAAATGTATGTTACGAGAGCATCGAGGGGTCAATGAGCCAGGCGTTCCGGCTGGTCGGAATGGGATGAGTCGTTCACAAAGTGCATCTCCGGGTAGATGTAGGAAAGGCGGCCCGTCAGGTGGTCGATCTTCCGGAGAAGAAAGCGGTCTCTTTTGAGCAGTCTGCTCTTGCGCTCGATCTGGTGGCGCAGACAGTCGATCAGAAAATAAGCCTCAAGAGCATCGTGCGACGTGAAGTGACGCGGCGAGTCAGACATGATTTCACCCCCTTCCGAGGGGTATGGTAGCACATTGGCGAAAAATTAGCAAGAGCCATAGGACAGCCCCGGCGGGGCATAAAAATCAATTATCGAAGGAAGGAGCGTGACGGCATGGCGAAAAGGGAACGGCCGCCCATTACGGTGAAGGCCTACGTCAAGGTGAACGGCGTGGAGACGGACGTGGACACGCTGAACGCGGAGCAGCGCCGACAGCTGGGGACGGCTATCAAGGTGACGATGCTCAACGAGCTTTTCGCCGGGAAGGTCCGCTTCTATCCGGCAAGCGAGGACAACACACAAAGGAGGACAGGGTCATGACAGTATTCGGGTGGATCTGCACCTACATAGGGGCGGCCACGCTGGCCTGCGGCGTGATCCGTCTGGTGGACAAGCTGGGCGGTGGTCACCGTGGGTGAGGTGCGCGGCGTGCCGCAGCCGCCCTGCCGGGACTGCGCTGACCGGCGGGTGGGGTGCCACGGGACCGATGAAAGCGGCGCGTGGCGCTGCGACGCCTACGGCGCGTATCAGGCGGAGATGGACAAGCTCCGGTCCGCCAAGCGGGAGACCAAGGACGCGGCGGACGTGATGCGCTGGTACGCCAGAGCGCGGACGGCGCGGCTGATGCAGCGGCGGAATCTGGATTCAAAAAGGAGGTGACCGCCATGGCGGCGGCAAAGAAGGAATGGCTGTGGTTCGTGGCCTGCGAGGGCCATGTGACGGCCCCGGTGATCGCGGAGAACTGGGAGCAGGCCACCGTGGAGGCGGCCCGGTTCTGGGGCGTCCGGTGGGGCGCCGTGGCGACCATGTGTGAGCTGCAGGAGAAGCGGCCGGTGATACGGAACGTGTGCTGCCGGTGCGGCACATGGTTCCACGGCAGCGGCGTGGTGTGCGACCACTGCCGCAGCGAGGCCGAGATCGAGGAGCGCCGCGCCAGAGCGGCGAAGAAAAACTATTTCCGACGGCTGAACGCCGGGGTGTGATGAAGGACAGGAGGAATGCGCGAATGAGTACGAGTATTGAACAGGCCCTCGAAAAGCTGCGGAAGGCGAAATGCCCTGCCGGACGCTGCGAGGGCGTTGTTTTCAAGCCGGTGGTGCGGGCGCTGGAGGACTTCTGCCGGCAGGACGAGGAGTTCGCCCGGGCAGTGATACAGGGCGGCAGCGTGGAGGATTGTATCAGGGCCACCGTCAAGGGGGCCGGAAACAGCCTGAGCGACCTTGACGCCTACAAGCGGGCGGCGGCATTTTTCTTCCCCGGCTGCGTTGTGACCATGAAGCTGACCATTGTCATGAGCGAGCACGATGTGGCGGCGCAGGAAGCGCCTGTGCCGCAGGAGCACAAGGCGGTGGTGCTGGATCTGACGGACTTTTGGTGAGCGCCATGGTCAACGAAAAGGAGAGGGCCGCCCAACTGGAGCGACTGGCGCCGAAGCCGACGGCGCAGGAGATGGAGCAGGTCAACGATCTGTTCCGGCACTTCCTGTTCAAGCGCTGCGGCAAGGGCGAGATATGGACCACCTGCTGCCGGCGGCATACCTTCGTCAAGCCGGACACGGACAACGCCGACGAGCTGCGCGTCCTGAGCGCGCCGCACACGCCGGAGCCCCGGAACGGCTGGGACCATTCGCCCACGGTGAAAAGGCGCTGCAGGTGCCCCTACTGCGGCGCGGAGGTCACGGTGAAGGAGCTGCGGTACTCCGGCGGGCGGGCCAACCTGTGGAGCTTCCGGCGGGCGGTCATCCTGCGGCAGTGGCGGGGCACCCTGTGGGCCACGGCGTGGGACTGCGACAAGAACTACAGCCGCGTCGGCATGAACGGTGAGCCGATACTGACGAAACTGCCGGAGATGAAGCTGCTGGGCGTGTACCGCTTTACGCCGGGCGTGGCGGAGCAGGCCACGCGGCCGTGGTGGTGCAGCGGCGGCACACCCATGAGCTACCGGCGCCAGACTGCGCCCGGCAAGAGCAACGGACGCAAGGGCGGTATGTGGCAGATCCACTCGCCCTACACCTACTGTGCCGAGCTGGGCGCCAGCTATGACGTGATCGGGCTGCTGGAGGCGGACAAGGGCTTTATGCGTTGGTGCGGCCTCAGAAAGATACATCTCCCCTCGGACGACTTCATTGAGCTGCTGACGGCGTGCTGCTTTTACACCCGCCAGATCGAAATGCTGGTGAAGCTGGGGCTGGAGGACGCGGTGAAGGACCTTGTGGGACGCGGCGTGCGGAACGCCGACATCATCAAATGGGACGCGGACAAGCCCAGAGACTTTATGAAATGCACGCCGAAGGAGGCGATGGCGGCGTGTTCCGTGGGAGAGCCGCTGCGGGTGCTACGGCTGTATATCCGGCACAGGGACACGCCGCTGAAAATGACCATGGAAAACGCGGCGTGGCTCACAGAGGCCACCATCGGCCGCGGCGAGGAGAACTACGCCGTGCGACTACTGAAGCGGCTGGGCGTCACGGCGGAGAAGCTGACGGCCTATCTGGAAAAGAACAGGATAGCGCTGCAGGAGGGCGGCAGACCTGGCTCCGGCACCCGGAGAGGGGCGCTGCAGCTGTACAAGGACTATCTGGATGCGGCGGAGAACTGCGGGATGGACATGGAGAACCCACTGATCCTCATGCCGCGGGACCTTGTGGAAAAACACGACCGGGTGACGGCGGCGTGGAGCGCCATACAGCGCCACCGCCTCCGGGCGCAGAACAAAGAAGTAGAGAAGGCTGCCGCGGAGGCCTACAGAAAGCGGCTGCACCGTTTGTCTGAGAAGTACCTGTTCTGGACGGACGACTTCCTCATCCGTGCGCCCATCAACGCCGATGAGATCGTGGACGAGGGCAAGTCGCTGAAGCACTGCGTGGGCGGCTACGCAGACAGGCACGTCAACGGCCGGACCGTTATCCTGTTCCTGCGCCGGCGGGACAGGCCCCACACGCCGCTGGCGACCATTGAGATGAACGGGAACAGGATCGTGCAGGTACACGGCTACCGGAATGAGCTGGAGGGCTGCGCCGACAACCCGGACCGGGAGAGTGCCAGAAAGCTGTACGCCGGGGTGCTGGATCCATGGCTGAAATGGCTGAAGGACGGAAGCAAACGAGAAAAGGACGGCAGGCCGAAGCTGCCGAAAAAGACCAACAAAAAGAAAAGCAGGAGGAATGCGACATGAATATGAAAAATGAGAGGTGTCCGCTGCAGGCGGAGTGTGAGCGGCGGTGCAGCTTTTATGGCAGGGAAAAGGAGTGCGACTACTATCACGGCAATGCCCGTCCCGGCGCCATGATCGACGAGGAGTTGACCGCGACAGAATTGGAGGCGCTGGATGAGTTGTTCGACCAGCGGGATATCGACATCATCACAGAGGAGATCAACTTCTACAAGCAGCAGGCGGGCATGGCCATTCTGGAGATCGGGAAGCGGCTGGCGGAGGCGAAAAGCCAGCTTTCCCACGGGGAGTGGCTGCCGTGGCTGGAGAAAAAGGTGGAGTTTTCCGAGCGCTCCGCACAGCAGTATATCCGGCTTTGGAAGGAGTACGGCAAATCCGCAACCGTTGCGGATTTGGGCGTCCGCAAAGCCTTGGTATTACTGGCTTTGCCGGAATCTGAGCGGGAGGAGTTCGCCGCCGAAAAGCACGTTGTGGACGGGGCGGAAAAGACCGCCCGGGACATGACGGCCAAGGAACTGGAGGAGGCCGTCCGGCAGCGGAAGATCGCGGAGCTGAAGGCGGATTCTGTACAGCGGGAGCTGGACAAGCAGAAGGAATTTGCCGCCCAGGCGGAGGCAGAGGCGGAAAAGGCCCGGGAGGCGGCGGAGCAGGCCGCCTCCGACGTGCAGGAGGCCAAGGATACCGCCATGGCGGCGCAGAAGGAGTTGGCCCGGGTGCGGGGCGAGCTGGAGCAGCTGCGCAGCCGCCCGGTGGAGGTGGCGGTGCAGACGGTGAACGCCAGTGAGGAGCAGATCGCCGCCGCCAGAGCCGAGGCTCAGGAGGCCGCAGCGGCCAAGGCGGAGAAGCTGACCGCCGAGCTGGACAAGGCCCAAAAGGCACTGGAGAAGGCGCTGGATGACAAGAAGGCGGCGGAGGCCCGTGCGGCAGACGCCGAGCGGGAGCGCAACTCCGCCATGGATGCCGCCAAGAGCTACAAAGCGGAGGCGGAAGCGGCGGCCAAGCGGGCCGCTATGGCTGCCAACGAGGGGCTGACCCGCTTCAAGGTGGTGTTTGACCAGACGGTGGCCAATGTGAACAAGCTGGCGGAGCTGCTGACGGCACTGCCGGACGGGGAGCAGGAAAAGCTCCGGCGGGCGCTGGGGGCGCTGGCCGATCAGGTGCGGCGGGTGAGCGCGTGAACGGCGTGAACCTGCGAAATCCCAAGGCGTACTGTGAGCACCTGCTGCGCATCCGCACCAAGGAGCAGAAGCTGGCGCCGCTGGTATTCAATGAGGCGCAGGAGCATCTGTATGGCGTGATCCGGCAGCAAGCGGCGGCAGGGAAGCCCATCCGCATCATCGTGCTGAAGGGACGGCAGGAGGGCATATCCACCGTGACGGAGGGCCTGATGTTTCAGGACACTGTGACGAGGCCCAACGTGAAGACCCTCATCGTGGCCCACGATACCACGGCCACGGGGAACCTGTTCAAGATGAACAAGCTGTTTTACGACTGCCTGCCCCCGTGGGCGCGGCCCCTGCGGAAGAACAGCAACGCCAAGGAGCTGGTGTTCGAGAACCCCACCCGGGACGACGGCGAGAAACGCCGCCGCCCCGGTCTGCGCAGCAGCATCCGGTGCCAGACGGCGGGCAAGGGCGGCGTGGGCCGTTCGGATACGCTGACTAACGTACATATTTCGGAGTACGCTTTCTGGCCCAGCAACAAGGAGGACCTGCTGCTGGGCGTCATGCAGACGGTGCCCAACGACCCGGGGACAATGGTGGTCATCGAGAGCACCGCCAACGGCGTGGAGCACTTCAAGGCCCTGTGGGACGGTGCGGTGGCCGGCGACAACGAGTGGGTGCCGGTGTTCCTGCCGTGGTACATGGAGAAGGGCTACCGGATGGCCTGCGCCGGCGGCGAGGCGTGGACCCAGGAGGAGCAGCAGCTGCAGAAGGACTTCGGGTTGGACACGGAGCAGCTGATGTGGAGGCGGTGGTGCATCAAGGCCAACTGCGGCGGCAATGTGGACAAGTTCCGGCAGGAGTACCCCAACACGCCGGAGGAGGCGTTCCTGCTGTCGGGCCGTCCGTTCTTCGACAACCGGGCGCTGGCCGTCCGGCGGATGCACGCGCCGGAGCCTGCACGGGTTGGGTGGTTCACCTACGAGTCACCGGAGGAGACAGGCGCAAAGCCGGAGGGCTGGCGGTTTTCCGAGGTGGAAAAGGGCGGCATCCGCATCTGGCAGGAGCCGGAGGAGGGGGTACCCTACGTCCTGGGCGGCGATACGGCGGGGGAGGGCAGCGACTGCTTCACCGCCTTCGTCATCGACAACCGGACGGGTCGTCAGGTGGCGGAGCTGCAGCAGCGGCAGTCGGAGATCCTGTACGCCCGGCAGATCTACTGCTTGGGACGTTACTACAACGACGCGCTGACCGCCATCGAGGTCAACTTCTCCACCTATCCGGAGCGGAAGCTGGAGGAGTGGGAGTACCCCAGCCTGTACCAGCGGGAGCGGTTTGACACCTACGCCAACACCATGGTCAAGGCCTTCGGCTGGGAGACCAGCGGCAAGACGCGGCCACAGGCGCTGGCGGAGCTGCACACGGTGATGGAGGAGTCACCGGAGCTGGTGGTGTCCCAATGGACGCTGGGGGAGATGGTGGTGTTTGTGTATGATGCCCACGGGAAGCCGCAGGCGGCGGTGGGCGAGCACGACGACCTTGTGATGGCGGCGGCCATCACCCACACGGCCCGCACCCAGCAGCGGTACACGGCGGAGGAGACGGCGGGCAGCCGGAAGCACTGGACGCCGGACATGTGGGAGGACTGGCACCGCGCCGATCCGGAGACGCGGAAATATCTGGAAAAACGGTGGGGAGCGAGGTGAGCGCCGCTTACCTTACCCACCTATAAAAAATGACAGGAGGAATTTTTTATGAATGTGCTGGAAATTCTGGCGTGCGCGGCATTGCTGCTGTGGACGGCGGGCGGCGCCTATGTGGTGCTGACGGCCCGGAAGTGGGACTTCGTGATGGAGGCTCTGCTGGACGTGCTGGAGGAGGAATACGGAGATGAAGACTGAGAAGATCGCGGCGGCGCTGCGGTGCTCGTCACAGGTACCGGGGCAGCAGCTGGATTGCAGAACCTGCCCCTATCACATGGAAGAGTCGGTTGACGGTGTCGACTATGCGGGCTGCGACTGCGACCGCATTGCCGTGGATGCCGCCGACCGGCTGGAGGAGCTGGTGGACCGCTGTGCCCGCTACGCCGAGGAGATCGCGGTGCTGCGGGAGCGGGCAAAGCGGGTGGCCGTCACTGAACGGCGGCCCAAAAGAGATGGGCGCTATCTGTGCTGGTATACGTTTGGAAAAGAGCGGGATTCGGTTCTATATCAGAGCATGGTGTTTTGTCAGGTACTGGACTACTACGCCACTGACCCGAGGCCGCACTTCCAACACGAGGGTACGCACGGAATGGCCGTGACGCACTGGATGGATATCCCAGAGGTGACGCAGGATGAGTAAGGCTGTACTTATCAGCATCCGGCCCAAGTGGTGCGAGAAGATTTGCAACGGCGAAAAGACCGTCGAAGTGCGCAAGACTCGCCCAAAGCTGCAAACGCCGTTCAAGTGCTATATCTACTGCACGCTGCAAGGAATGAACGATTTTTTCCGCGCAGAACTCGGCGGAGACGTTGCCGGATGGAACAGGGGTAGATGGGGCGACAGAAAGGGTGCGGTCATCGGGGAGTTCACCTGCGACCGTGTCTATCGCCTTGTGACATCCGGCCCCGGCGGCTCCTATTCCGTTGAGGGGGAGGAACAGAGCACGACGAACCTGGTGGCCAGATGGTCGTGCATCGGCCTCAGCGATATGCACACCTATTTGAAGTCGAAGACCGGCTACGGCCTGCACATCTCCGGCTTGAAGGTCTATGACGCACCGAAGGGGCTGGATGCCTTCCGGAGGGCGTGTGCGCACGACTGGTACTGCGACAGTTGCGCTATGCACTGGGAAAACAACGGAACCTGCGGCAACGAGAGCCTGCGCCTCAAGCGTCCGCCTCAGAGCTGGTGCTATGTGCAGGAGGTGGAGTAGATGTTGGTGATGAGTGACAAACAGGCAGCGGCGGCGCTGCGGGCGTATCTGGAAAACCGCGAGATGCCGGCGGTGGTATACACGGCCATCTGCGTGGCCATCCGCAGGCTGGAGGGGCCGGAGACCACGGACAGGCCCCACAGCGTTATGGAGTATCGGGAATCGTGATTCGGAAAGGAGAAAAACATGAAGGTTTTTATCAGCCAGCCCATGAGGGGCAAGACAGCCGGGGAGATTATAACCGAGCGGGAGCGCCTGATCGGCAAGGCGCGGGAGCACTATGGCGCGGACATTGAGGTGATCGACAGCTACATCCAGCATGGTGCACATTCGAAGCACAATGCGTTGTGGCAACTGGGGAAATCGCTGGAACTGATGAGCGCGGCGGATGCGGCCGTGTTTGCGCAGGACTGGGAGGGCGCCAGAGAGTGCCGTATCGAGAATATGGCCGCCGTCCTGTACGGCCTGGAGGTGCTGGAGGTGTATAGCCGTGGGGACTGAAAAGGTGTACGCCGATCTTCAAGCGGCGGTGGCCGAGGCGGTCGCCGCCATGACAGAGCAGCGGGGGCGGGGCTACGCCAGCGATAAGGAAAGCTGGGCAGATCTGGCCAAGCGGGTGGAGGAGTGCGACGACCTGCTGAAGAATATTAAAAAGGTCCAGAAGGATATGTGGAAGGCCATCCGGGAGAATGACCCGGACAGCTACGGCGCACTGTCCGCCGAGCTGCTGCGAGAGGCACTGGCCATGACCATGAACTGGCTGGGCGTCACGGCAGCCAGTAAGGTGGCGCTGGAGATGACGGAGGAGTGAGAGCATGGCGCGGAAATACCCCATGACGGTGGAGGAGATCGTGACCAGCTACCGGCAGGCCAGGAACCAGCAGACCCAGATCGGCGTGCTGGCGGATCTGAACGTCTGCACACGCAAGGAGATCAAGGATCTGCTGGCCGAGGCCGGGGCGCTGAAAGCCCCCCCTGAAAACAAGGGCGGGCGGCCCGTCACCTTCGACACGGAGCTGGCCCGGCGGCTGTGGAGCGAGGGGCTGACGGACACGGAGATCGCGGCCCAGCTGGGCATCCCCGTGGTGCGGTTCGCCAAGTGGCGGCAGCGGGTGGGCCTGCTGCGGCCCCGCACCGTTCAGACGCGGCGCGAGGACACAACAAAAAAGCCGGCGCAGGCCGGCGGCGTACAGGAGGAACAGAGCATGAAGAAGCAGAATGTGGACGCGATGGAGGCTTGCGCAGCGGCGCCCGGCATGGTGACGGTGAAGACGCTGCGGGCGCTGCTGGATGCGGCGGAGGCCTCCGGCTACGGCGACGCGCCGCTGGAGGTCAAGGGCTGCCGGTTCGCGGAGATGCACCTGCGGGTGGAAACGCTCATCGGCGCGGAGGCGCCGGGGACGCTGGTGGAGCTGATGGCCACGCCGGCGGAGGCGTAAAAACGAAAAAGCCCTCGCCCCGGACAGGGGCGAGGGCTGCGGCGATGAAGCGGGCTTTGATATCGCTGCCCTGATGGGTCGAAGGCCTGCGCTGGATGCGCGGGGTACGGACGTAGGCACGTTGGGGCGGCGATATGAGGGCCTGAAGGACAAGCCTTACATTATATACGATACGCGCACGCGCGTATCTGTGCGCTGGTTAAAAGCCTATGTTTACCGGGATGGCCTCTTGCGAGGGACATCGGGACGGCATCCCGGTGTCCGGATGGCGCGGCAGGCGCAAGGGGCTCATGCCGGTGCGAGAAATGCGAAGGCCTCCGCGCGGGATGCGGGCGCGACCTATGCTATTTTATCGCGTGAGGGCAGATACAGGAAAATTTGGGGGAGAGAGGAAAACAGCATGGAAGCACGGGAGGGACTGTACATGGTCAAGAAGATCACCAGCGGCCGCGTGGTGGAGCGGCGGAAGTCATGGGTGGGGCGGCGGCCTTCCAAGCGGGGGGCGCGGGTCAAGGGCAACAGCGGCGAGAAGAAGCAGGAGAACAACCGGCAGCAGGCGGCGCTGGAGCTGGCCCGCGTGCTGAACTGCAACTACCGCCACGGGGACGCCCTGCTGACGCTGACCTTCGCCGAGAAGGCGTTGACACGGTGCGGCGGCAGCTTCGAGGGGGCGCTGAAGGAGGCCCGGAACTTTTTGGACCGCATCAAGACCAGGATGAAGAAGCACGGCGACATCCTGAAGTGGGTGATGGTGCCCAGCGAGGTGGACGGCGCCACCGGCGAGGTGGTGCGCATCCACGTCCATCTGGTGATCAGCGGCGCGGGCCTGCGGCTGGAGGATCGGGTTTTTACCCTGTACGGCGAGGCGCTGGACGACATCTGGGGTCGGGGCACGGTGGACGTGCAGCTGCTGCGGCATCAGGCGGACTACTACCCGCTGGCGCTGTATCTCATCAAGCAGGCACGGAACATACCGGACGCCAAGAAGTACAGCCGGAGCCGGAATATGGCCAAGCCCAAGGTGGAGTATACATACGTCACGACGCCCTCCCAGCTGCGGGTGCCTGCAGGGGCCACCACGCTGGCGGGCACACGGTACGACCCGGAGCTGGGCGTGAACTTCGTGCGCTATGTGCCGGCGGATCGGCAGGAGCGGGCGGCCCGGAAGGTGGGCGGCCACCGGGAGCTGGCGGGGGCGCTGGCCGCAGAGCCGGGAGAGGAGGCGGACGGCGATGGCGTTTAAGAAGCTGCGGGGCGTGGATCTGCCGGAGGAAAAGCAGGGGCTGATCCGCTACACCTGCCTGGACTGGCGCTCACAGCCGGTCTGGGTACAGGAGAAAATACGCTACATCTGCGAGCAGGTCGCAGGTGCGTATCAGCATGCCCTTTTTGAGGTGATGACCACTAATCGCTCCATCACGGCCATCGCCATGGAACACGCCATTTCGGAGAGCCTGCTGTATGCCATGAGAAAGAGCTTTTACGAGCGGTGGTGAAAACACTGCTCTATGATAACTGACGGTCTTTAGCGAAATGAAGTACCCCGGAAACCGTGCTGCGGCGCGGCTTCCGGGGTGTTTTGCTGTCTCCGGAAAGTCTGTGATAACGGAGGGTCTACCTATGCAACAATGTTGATAACGAAAAGTATTGCCGGCGGAAGGGGTGGTGACGGTGCCGGAGGAAAAGCAGCTGACGGAGAAGCAGAAGCGTTTCGCACGAGAGTGGCTGGTGGACATGAACGGCAGCCGCGCCGCTATCCGGGCGGGGTACAGCGAGAAGAGCGCAGCCCAGACGGCCAGCAGGCTCATGAAAGACCCGGCGGTGCAGGCCTACCGGAACCGGCTGCTGAAGGAGCAGTTCGACGCGCTGGGCATCACGGGGCACTCGCTGGCGCTGGAGGTCTGGAACGTGTACAAACGCTGCGCCACCGCTGAGCCGGTAATGATCTGGGACAGCAATCTGCGGGAGTATGTGGAATCCGGGGAATGGAAGTTTGACGCCAAGGGGGCACTGCGGGCGCTGGACATGCTCCACAGCATGGTGGAAAAGCTGGACAGGCACGACGAGGACGAGGGCGGCAGCTACGAGGACATGATCGCCTCCGGCGGCCGGGAATTTTGAGGAGGAAGCCATGAAACAGGACGAGAAGAAGCTGCGGCTGTGGCAGGACCGCCTGACGGCGGCGGAAAACGCCATCGCGGGCGAGCGGGACCGGATGAGCAAGCGGGAGAAGCTCTACGAGGGAGATCACACCATCTACGGCACCGGCGGACGGGCGCAGGCAGACGGCGCGGGCGGCATCAGCGAGGCCACCCATGTGCGGAACGTGTGCTTTGAGATGGTGGAGACGCAGGTGGACAGCACCATCCCCAGCCCCAAGGTGACGGCGGTGCGGCCGGAGGACGAGGAGCTGGCGGACATCGTGGAAAACCTGCTGCGGGACGTGCTGGACCGGCTGCCCATGGAGCGTATCAACGACGAGGGTGAGCGCATCAGCCCCGTGCAGGGCGGCCACGGCCTGCTGGTGGACTGGCTGGACAGCGTATCCGGCCGGGACTGGCTGGGCGACCTGCGGGTGCAGCTCATCCACCCGCGCTGCATCGTGCCGCAGGCGGGGGTGTATCAGGTGCCCGACATGGACTGGGTGTTTCTGAAGACGCCCCAGACCAAGCGGCAGATCCGGGTGAACTACGGCGTGGAGCTGGAGGCCGAGAGCGAGTCCGACCCCGACACCCGGCGGCTGGGCGACGGCCCGGACACCACCGACGAAATCGTGACCATGGTGACGGCCTACTACCGCAACAGGACCGGCGGCGTGGGGCGGCTGCGCTGGGTGAACGACACGGTGCTGGAGGATCTGGACGACTATCAGGTGCGGCGTGTGCACCGGTGCAGGGCCTGCGGCGCCGTGGGCGACGGGCGGAAGTGCAGCTACTGCGGCAGCACCAAGTTCGAGGAGGTCACGGAGGAGTTTGAGGAGCTGACGGAGGATATCACGCTCCGGGACGGCACGGTGATCCCCGCCGTGAGCACGGTGCGGGACGAGCTGGGCCAGCCGGTGCTGGAGGAGCTGACGGAGGGCGGGGGCGTCCTGCCCCAGCTGCGGGCCTCCGGCGGCCCTATGGTGCGGCACCAGCGGCTGTTGCAGGCGCCTACCCGCATCCCCTACTACAAGCCGGACGTGTACCCGCTGGTCATCCGGAAGAACGTCAGTCTGCCGGGGCGGTTCATGGGCGGCTCGGACATCGACGCCATCGCCGACCAGCAGAACGCCCTGAATAAGCTGAGCACCAAGATCAACGCCAAGGTGCTGGGCGGCGGTTCCTTCACCACCATTCCGGAGAGCGCGGGATCCATCGTGGACGACCGGGACAACCGGGTGCTGCGCATCCGGAACGCAGCGGAGATGCAGATGGTGAAGACCTTCAACACGCAGGTGGATATCTCCGCAGACCTGACGCTGCGTGCCCAGATCTACGAGGAGGCCCGGCAGACCATCGGCGTCACCGACAGTATGCAGGGCCGGAAGGACCCCACGGCCACCAGCGCCGTGGCCAAGGAATTCAGCGCCCAGCAGGCGGCGGGCCGGCTGGAGAGCAAGCGCGTCATGAAGCAGGCCATGTATCAGGACCTGTTCGAGGTCATCTTCAAGTTCTTTCTGGCCAACTGCGACGAAAAGCGGTCCATCCGGCGCACCAACGAGAACGGCGACGTGAGCTATCAGGTGTTCGACCGCCACGACTTCCTGTATCAGGACGCGGCGGGGGAGTGGAAATACAACACGGATTTCCTGTTTTCCTGCGACAGTGCGGCACCGCTGGCCACGGACCGGCAGAGCCTGTGGAAAGAGGCCCGCATGAATCTGGAGCAGGGGGCCATGGGCCCCACGTCAGAGCTGACCACGCTGATCCGATTCTGGGCACAGATGGAGAAGCTGCACTACCCCATGGCGGCGGACATGAAGAAGAGTCTGGAGGAGCAGCTGGCCGACACGCAGGCGGCGCAGGTGACCCCTGCGACCATCGTGCAGGGGCAGGTGCCGGGCGCCGGTGCTCTGACCGGCGGCACAGGCGGCATCCTGCCGGCCGGCGGGGAGGTGACGGCATGAAGTGCCAGGAATGCGGGCTGGAGCTGATGATCTATCAGATCAGCACAAAGGCGGACGGCAGCGAGGAAGTGGAGTATGCCTGCCGGAATCCCCGGTGCGGCTGCTACGACCGGCGGCTGACGCGGAAGATCTCCGACACACCGGCGGCGGACACCGGTGCGGAGACGAAATAAACGGGGCTCCGGAGCTGCGGCGGGCGGGATCGCACACCGCCCCCATGGACAGTATCCTCCTGTCAAATGGCGGCCCCTGCCGGTCCGGCGGGGCGTCCGCCCCAGCTTCGGAGCATAAAGCACCAACGATTCGCCGGCGGGACGGCGGGAAAGACCCGAATCGGAGGAAAGGAGGATCACCGTATGAAGAGCAACACCGGCTACACCGGACGCGTGGCCAACACCGGCAGCCAGCGGGTGGAGGCGCCCTGCGCCAAGGCCGCGCCGGCGCCCAAGGGCACCGTGCGGTACACGGGCACTGACCTGCGTACCGGCACCGGCGGCAAGCAGGCCAAGAAGAGCAAGTAAGCCCATCTGATGCATGGCCGCCGCTGGGCGGCGCTTTCGCTTGACCCCGGCGGGAAAGGGGCATTTCGCACGAAACGCGTAAAAATCGGAAGGAGAAATTGACCATGGAATTGAGCGAGAAGGATTACGCCGAGGCTTTCGGCGTGGAGCTGCCGGAGGAACCGGAGGACGTCGGCGGCACGGAGCCGCAGGAGGGCGCACCGGGCGCCGGCGCAGCGGACACCGGGGGTGACGACGGCGGCGAAGAGGGCGGCACCGAGGAGGGACAGGAGGGCGCACAGGAAGCGCCCGGCCAGCCCCAGAGCGCGGAGGAGCGCCGCAGACAGGCCCACGGGCGCCGCCAGCGGGAGCTGGAGGCCCAGCGTCAGGCGGCAAGGGACGCCGCCTACGAGGAGATGTTCCGGGGGCAAGTGAATCCCTACACCAACGCGCCTATCCGCACGGAGGCGGATTGGCGGGCGTACAGGGATGCCATGACACGGCAGGACGCCGAGGCAGGCCTGCGGAAGTCCGGCATCGACCCGCAGCTGGTGCGGGACATCATGGCCGCAGAGCTGCGCCCCCTGCGGGAGGAAGCCCAGCGGCGGGAGCTGACGGCCATCGGCGAGCAGGCCCGTATGGTCAGCTCGCAGGCGGACACGGCCATCCGGCAGGCGGTGGACAACATTCGCCAGCTGTACGGCGGGGATGCCCAGTCCATGGAGGACATCGTGGCCATGCCCACCGGCAAGGCGTTCAGTGCCTATGTGGAAAAGGGCCTGTCGCTGGAGGACGCCTACTATCTGGCCAACCGCGAGGCCATCGACAAGCAGCGCCTGACGGCGGCGAAGCAGGCGGGCGTGAATCAGGCACGGGGCAAGGGCCACATGGCCAATCCCGCGCCGGCGGCCGGTCCGGCGGGCTATCAGGCCACGCCGGAGGAGGCGGCGGCCTACCGGGAGTTCAACCCGGACGCCACGGACAAGGAGATCAACGCCGCCTATGGCAGGTATCACAAGAATCAGTGACGCCCCGGAGAGGGGTAGAGAAAGGAGCAAAAGAGCATGTTCAGGCTCAGCAGCATGAAGGTGGGGCTGACGCCCCCTATTGAGTACAAGACTGCCACGGACAGCGAGAGCTACGCCGTGGGCGAGGCCCTGAAGCTGGCCAGCGGCAAGGTGACGCTGTGCAGCGGCGCCGTGAAGCCGGAGTTCGTCTGTGTGGGTCCGGCCAACGACGCGGGCGAGGTGCCCTGCGTGGCGGTGCAGGACTACATGGAGTTCGAGACCACGCTGGCCGTGGCCCCGGCGGATTCCGCCACCATCGGCGTGGGCGACAAGGTGACCATCCACACCGACGGTATGCAGGTAACGGCCACCAAGACCAGCGGCGTGGCGCAGATCGTGGCGCTGGACGGTCAGGCCGTGGGCGACCGCGTGGTCGTGAAGTTCTGAGAGAAGAAAGGAGATAACACATGAGTGGTTTTGTGACGGTGTCCATCGGCTCCGGTCTGGTGGACCCCATTTTCGGTAAGTGTCAGGTGCCTCTGGCATCCTACATCGAGCAGCTGGGTGAGGCCTTCGAGCGGGAGAGCCTGCTGAAGTACCTGTTCCATTTTGAGAACAGCCGCCACTGGGCGGAGCAGCATTCCAGCGAGACGGCCATGGACGACTTCGTGCCCGTGGGCGAGGGCGGCGAATACCCCCGCACCGGCTTTGAGTCCGGCTATGACCGCATCATCGAGAACATGACGTTCAAGCAGTCCTTCTCCGTGACGCAGGAGCTGGTGGAGGACGCCCAGCTGGGTGAGATGAAGCGGCGTGCCAGAAAGCTCATCACCGCCTATGGCCGCACCCGGGAGAAGTTCGGCCGTGCCCTGTATGCCGGCGGCCTTTACGGCACCACCGTCAGCTTCGGCGGCAAGAGCTTTTCCTGCAACAGCGCGGACGGTCTTGCTCTGTTCCACAAGGAGCACGTCAACAAGGTGAACGGCAAGAAGCAGTGCAACCTGTACAAGGGCAGCTTCACCGCGTCCCTGTTGGGCAAGATCGAGACGGAGATGCAGCAGCTCACCGGCGACAACGGCGAGCTGCTGGCGGTGGCTCCGGATACCATCCTCATCCCCAACGACGCCGCCTTGAAGGATGCGGTGTTCAGCGCCATCGGCGCGGACAAGGAGCCCACCACCTCCAACAACGCCTACAACCACCAGTTCGGCCGATGGAATGTCATCATCGACCCGTACCTGACGCAGGCGCTGGCGGCCATGGGCAAGACGGACAAGCCCTTCATCCTGCTGGACAGCAAATTCCTGGAGACCGGCGACGGCGCCATCTTCCAGGAGCGCAAGAAGCTGGAGGTCAAGTCCGTTGTCGACCAGAACAACGACAACAACAGCTGGCGCGGCCGTGCCCGCTTCGGCGCGGGCTTTGTGGACTGGCGCTTTGCGGCGGCAGGCAACATCAGCACCGGCAAGGATCTGACCTGATAGAAGGAGGGGGAGCGGTATGACGTGGAGCGAGGTGAAGCTGGCGGCGCTGCAGACCATGTTCAGTAACGAGGGTGCGGTGCTGACGCCGGACGACATCAACCAGGAGTACATAAACGCCATGCCGGCCAAGGCCAACGAGGCGCTGCAGCAGGTGGCGTCCGTTGGCCGTCCCATCCTGAAAAGCTGGCAGGTAGAGGTGACGCAGGCGGAGGAGCCGCAGGAGACGGCGGAGAAGCTGGTGCTGCCCGCCGTGGACAAGGCGTACAAGATTAGCCTGCGCCAGTACCTGCCCCGCTTTCGGTGCATCGACCGGGGACAGGTGCTGTTTGACGACGGCGCTGTGTACGGCCTGGCGGAGGACTGGCGGCTGGAGGGGGACGACGTGCTCATCCTGCCGGGGATGCCGGTGGGCGTCTACACCATCTGGTACAGGGCCTATCCGCAGGTCATCACCCGGGAGACGCCGGACAGCGAGGAGATCGACCTTGCGCCGGAGGCCGTTGTGCTGCTGCCGCTGTACATAGCTGCGGAGCTGTACAAGGAGGACGACCTGGCATTGGCCACGGTCCTGCGCAACGAGTACGAGGACGGGCTGGAGAAGCTGCGGCAGTCCTACGAGGACGGCGGCAGCGGCCTGTTGTCTGGTGCGCGCCGGAATACAACGGGGTGGTGGTAAGCAATGGCGAGATTTACAGTGCCGGCGGAGAGCAAGACCTACAGCACGGTGGTGGAGACCTTCCGGGGCGTGGATCTGAACAACAGCCCGGCAAACGTGGATAAGTCCCGCTCACCCTCGGCGCCCAACATGATCCGGGATCAGGTGGGCAAGGTGCGCAAGCGCACGGGCTACACCACCATGGTGACGGCGCCCGGCGGCGCGGCCGTCAACGGCGTCCACCATCTGCTGGATGAGACGCTGATCCACGCCGGCACGAAGCTGTACCGGCTGAGCGTGTCGGATACCGGCGGATGGACCCTGACGGCCATCGGAAGCATGGCCGATGCCCGCAGCCGGAGCTTTGTGTTCGACGAGAAGCTGTACCTGCTGGACGGCACGGCCTACCGCGTATACGACGGCACTGCACTGTCACTGGTATCCGCCCACGCCACCGTGCCCACCATTATCATCTCCCGCCGCCCCACAGGCGGCGGACAAGCCTATCAGGGGTTGAACCTGCTGGGGCGGAAGTGGACGGAGAGCTTTCTCGGAACGGCGGATGCCAAGGTGTATCAGCTGACCACGGCGGGGCTGGACAGCGACGCTGTGACGGCGGAGGTGCTGCACGCCAACGGTACCTGGGTAACCAAGACGGAAGGCACGGACTTTACTGTGGACCGCACGGCGGGGAAGGTGACGTTCAAGGCCGCGCCGGGCGAGAGTCCCGTCACTGGACAGGACAACGTGCGCATCACGGCGGCCAAGACCCGGGACGGCTATCTGGACAGCATCAACAAGTGCTCCGTGGCGGCGGTTTACGGCGTGGGCGGCAGCACGGACCGGGTGTTTCTCGGCGGAAGCGCGGGGAAGCCCGGTGTGGACTATTACAGCGACTTTGAGGACCCGGCCTTTTTTCCGGATGTCAACTATACAAAGCTGGCCCGGGACGGCGGCGAGATCAAGGGGTATGCGGTGCTGGACAATGCGCTGGCCGCCTTCATCAGCGGCAGTACAGATGGACGGAACGTGGTGGTCCGCACCGGCACGCTGGATGATGACGGCAACGCCCTGTTCCGCATCGTCAACACCATCATCGGGCAGGACGCCGTGGCGCCGGGCAGCTTCTGCCGGACAGACAAGGAGCCGCTGTTCCTGACAGACCGCGGCGTGTTCGCTATCACGGCGGAGGAACTGACCGGCGAGAAGTACAGCCAGGAGCGCAGCTACTACGTCGGCAGCGCCATCCGCGCGGCGGCGGGGCGCGATGCAGCCAGCGCGTGCATCTACGGCGATTTTTATGTGCTGGCGCTGGACGGCACCCTCTATCTGCTGGACCTGCAGCAGAAGACCTATGAGCGGAACAGCCCTTATTCAAGCTTCCAGTACGAGTGCTACTGCTGGCCGGATATCCCGGCGCGGGTGGTGTTCACGGATGCGGAGGGCGCCCTGTGCTTCGGCACAGCGGACGGCAAGCTGTGCCGGTTCAGCCGCGCAGTGGAAAGCCCGATGGCCTATAACGACGACGGCGCGGCCATCGATGCCTACTGGGAGACAGCGGACTATGACGGCGAGCTGTTCTTCCGCGTAAAAACCTTCACGGGCATTGCGGTACGGCTGGCGGCGTCGCAGGTGACGGGCGTGAAGGTACACGCCCGGGTGCGGGGCATCTGGAAACAGGTGTTCGACGCCAAGGGCAAGGCCAGGTATTTTGATTTCGACTATGTGAATTTTGAAAAACTGAGCTTTTCGGCGGACAAGACACCTCGCACGCTGTATGGCAAGGTGAAGCTCAAAAAGGTGGACAAGGTGAGCTTCCGCCTGCAGAACAACGAGCTGAACGAGCCCTTCGGCCTGTATGCCTTCGGTGTGCAGTGGAAGGAGTCCGGCGGGAACTACAAAAGGTAGGTGAAACGATGGCACTGAAAAAAATCACGGACGCGGAAATGGACGCGGCGGGTGTCTGCGCCGCTCCGGATGTGCTGTCCGGCACCCCGGCGGAAAATAAGCGGGTGTTCGACCGGATGGTGCGCCAGCTGGTGGCCCCGGCCTATAATGCGGCGGTGGATGCCATTGGCGCGATGGAGGACACGGAGAAGGGCGTCCAGGCCGCTGAGACACAGCGGCAAAGCAACGAAGCCGAGCGCCAGACGGCGGAGGCCGGGCGGGTGTCTGCCGAACAGGGAAGGGCCGCCAACGAGACCCAGCGGCAGCAGAACGAAGCCGCGCGGCAGGCGGCGGAGCAGGCCCGAAGCGTGTTCGAGGACTACGACAGCAGCAAGGCCTATGTTCCCGGGAACAAGGTGGCGTCGGCGGGCAGCAGCTACGTCTGCACCGCGGCCTGTACCGGCATCGCACCGCCCGACGCGGCACACTGGCTGCTGATGGCCAAGAAGGGTACGGACGGCGCCACGATGCCGGCGTCCGGCCTGTTCGGCTTCGATGTCGACCCCGAGTCCGGCCAGCTGCGGCTGTACTACACCGGCGACACGCCGCCGGACTTCGAGATCGACGCTGACGGACACCTGATCTACAAGCTGTCCCCCGACGTGAGCGTGGACATCGGTAAGGTGATGGGTGCCTCTGGCGACCCGGGGATCACCACCATGACAAGGGCGGCCTACGACGCGGCGGTGGCGGCGGGCACGATAGACGCCGACAGCTGGTACGGCGTCTACGAGGAGGGCTAAGGGATGCTTTACAAAGGCGCAAAACCCGCCGCGCTGTACCGGGGCGCCTATAAGCCCGGGAAGCTGTACAAGGGCACGCAGCTGGTGGCGGGGTACGGGGACGTGACCAAGGCCGCGCCTGCCAGCTGGGACGGCACCTATGACGATGTCATGGGCGTCTCCGCCACCGGCAAGGGCAAACAGGACGGCACACCCACCCCCTCCGCCCCGGTGCCTCTGGTGGCGGCGGAGGGCGCGCTGACTGCCAGCGGGCGGACGGGCACCACGCCCACTACCGTGACGCTGCCGGTGCTGCGGGCCATCCCCGGCACGGACATCCGGGACACGCTGGAATACGTCGGCGGCGGGCAATGGCAGGTGACGCGCCGGGTGGGGGTGACGGTGGTGGATGGCGAGACGGTCAAGTTTACAGCGACCGGGACCTTCTGGAACCTGCCGAACGGGTCATCGCCGGGAGCTGGCGATTATAAAAGCGGAGAAAACAACATCGGGATAGAGGTCCGGAGCAACGAGCGCAATGCATTCCATTTTACGACTAAGACGAAGGCTATGGCGGTGGGTATAGAGAGCGACGCAGAGCTGAACGCCCTTTGTAAAAACAACCCTATGACCATCTGGTACGAGCTGGCGACGCCCACCACGGAGACGTTGACGCTGGGGGAGCTGCCCAGCTACCCCGTCCACACGGAGCTGGCCGTCACCGGCGATTTCCCGCCTGACGTGACAGGCACCGTCAAGGTGGGGACATGAGAGGAGTTGAAGCTATGAGCACACCCTATCTGAATCTCGGCATTGTCAGCGCCTACGCGGACGCGAAGCGCGGCGGCTACAACGGCACCTACGACGAGTTCTGCGCGGCACTGGCGGCCATCGGAGCCTATTCCAACGATAATATCCTGGTCAACTGGTACTTCCCGAACCCGGTGAACCAGCGGGGACAGGCGGAGTACACAGGTTCCGGCAACTTCAACATCGACTGCATCGACCGCTGGGCGGTGCAGTTCGACGGCACGAAGTACAACGTGGCCAACGCTACGCTGTCGTCCACCTCGGAAACGAACGTCGGCCAGATGAACTGCAAGATGCCCAACGACGAGGCGATGCAGTTCGTGGGAAAGCAGATGACGTTCTCGCTGCTGGTGGACAACCCGGACGGCGTAAATGTGACGCTGAATGTCCGCGACCGGACGCGCTGGAGCCATCTGCTCCCGGCCAAAACAGGCAGCGGCAGCTTGATCACAACGACGGGCGTATTCGGCACGCTGAACAGCGGCGAGAGCATACAGGCATCGTTCTACATCCCGCACGGGACCTCCATCGTTCCCATCGCCGCCAAGCTGGAGCTGGGCGGTGTGCAGACGCTGGCCCACCAGGACGCGGACGGGAACTGGGTGCTCAACGAGATACCCAGCTACGACGAACAGGTGTCCCGGTGCCAGCGGTATCTGATCCAGCTGTCCTCGTACCAGTGCCCGGCGTCCATGCTGGGGACTAACGCGATCCTGTTTTTCGTGCCGCTGCCGGTGACCATGCGGGCGCTGCCCACCATCAAGCAGAACGGCTTTCAGGTACTGAGCAAGAGCGGCGCGGCGCAGACAGGCTTCACGTTCTCCGTGTCCTCGCTGCGCAGCAACGGCGTGATCATCAGCGCCGCCAAGACGGGGCACGGGATGACGGACGCGGTGCTCAGCGCCGGTACGCTGTCCCTGCTGTCGGCGGAGCTGTGAGGGGGGTGAGCGTGTGGACGTCTGGGTACAGGTCGCGGTGCCCCTCGTGGTGGCAGTGCTGACCAGCAGCGGCCTGTGGGCCGTGGTGGCTAAGCGCGTCGACAAGGGCGACGCCGAGCGGAAGATGCTGGTGGGGCTGGCCCATGACCGCATCGTGCATCTGGGCATGGTGTACGTGGACCGCGGGTACATCACGCAGGACGAGTACGAGAATCTCAACGATTATCTGTACGCGCCCTACGAAAAAATGGGCGGCAACGGCAGCGCCAAGCGGATCATGGAGGAAGTGCGGAAGCTGCCGTTGCGAAAATAGTTGCACCAAGGTACGGAACAAACCCCCGTGGTCGGGATAAAGCGGAGGTGGAATTATGAATCGTTTGGATGAGATCAGAAAAAGGCTCCTGGCAACAACGCCAGGAGCCTGGGGAAGGGTCGAGCAGGACGATGATGGAGACTGGATCGTGAGCGGCGCGGATGGCGCCTACATCGCGCAGACCAGCTATGACGGGCTCAGCGTTACCACGAGGGAAACTTGCAGAGGTGATGCTGAATTTATCGCCCACGCAAAGGAAGATATCGCGTTCTTGTTGGAGAAATTAGAAGTATATTTCAGGGAATAGCTTCGGCTTGACGCGATAGAGAGACTGCAGAACCTCGAATGTCATTTGACGCATGGTAGCATAGACGGCATCGTTATCTAATGGAGATTCTGTGCCGTCAGGCCTTGTGACCGTCCAACCTGTGAGATCGTTTGTTTTCATCACAGCAAGATCGTCACTAATTTCCGGATCAACGTGGGCGCCTCCGTCCTGATTAGCGAGAAGTTGCAAGACTTGTTTGCGGCGATAAAGGTTTTTCTTCCGATCTGAAAACACGATCTCACCACTCCAGTCCGGGAACGACAAGAGACGGTAGCGATCGTCGTTTTCAAAGAGCGGAACGTACCGGGCGGTATTGCCACCAAGTTCGAACTTAATTAAGCATTGCTGGGAAAGGAGGTTCGTGGGGTCGTATTTTTGAGCGGTACTTACGAACTGCATCTTCCTTTTCAAGTGCATTTGCCCAAGAAGGGAAGATGATGCCTTTGTGTCGTGCAAAAGGACGCGGAGCGTCACGGCCATTCGCTTCGCCTCCGTCTCGTTACCGAGGTCGTAGAGCTTGGCGGATGATTGGAGGAAACCAATTTGCTCAGTCAAATGCTTCGCTAATTCTTCTTGTGTAATCTTCACAGCCATAATTACACCTCCTTGCATGGAGTATACATCGCAAGGCGTATTTTGTCAAAAACAAAGGACAGGCCGACAGGCCGGAAAGGAAATCAAACTATGGATATCGCATCTCTGGGCATCGCAAGCGTGGCGGCCATCACCGTCATCTGCTATCTCATCGGCATGGGCGTCAAGGCCAGCGGCCTCGACAACAAGTGGATCCCGGTCATTATGGGCGTGTGCGGCCTGCTGCTGGGCATCGCGGGCATGTTCATCATCCCGGACTACCCGGCCAGCGACTACATCACCAGCGCCGCTGTGGGTATCGTCAGCGGCCTTGCTGCCACCGGCATCGACCAGATTGGCAAGCAGCTGAAGGGGGCGGGCGGCAATGGTTAAGAGGGTATACCTGTCGCCCAGCGACCAGCGGCACAACACCTATGCGGTTGGCAGCACCACGGAGGACGTGCAGTGCGGGCGCATCGCGGCGGCTTGCAAGGCTGCTCTGGAGCGCTCCGGCGTGGAGGTCATGCTGGGACAGTACGACACTATGGCAAACCGTGTGGCGGCGTCCAACCGCTTTGGGGCTGATTTGCACGTCCCCATCCACTCCAACGCCTGCAACGGAAAGGCCAGCGGTACGCATCTGTTCTGTTACAGCGGCGACCGGAACAGCGCAGGGTACAAGGCGTGTCAGGCGGTAATGGACGTACTTGGCCCGATTACGCCGGGTGCGCCGGATGTCATCCGGGCGTATCCCGCACTGTACGAGGTGAAGTACCCTGCCGCCACGACGGTGTACATCGAGACGGACTTCCACGATGTCCCCCGCATCGCGCAGTGGATCATCGACAACACCACCCTGATCGGCGAGACCATCGCCAAGGGGCTGTGCGCGGCACTGAGCGTACCCTTCGTGGAGAGCGCCAACGCGCCGGTGCCGGTGCCTGCGGAGAAGGACGCGACGCTGCCCATGCAGGTACGGATGCTCAGGCGCGGCATGGAGGGCGGAGACGTGAAGACCCTGCAAGCGGCGCTGATCGCCTACGGCTTTTCCTGCGGCGCGGCCGGAGCAGACGGAGACTTCGGTAGCGGAACTGAGGCGGCGCTGAAGAAGTTCCAGACCAAGTACGGCCTCGGCGCGGACGGCATCGCAGGCCGCGGCACCTGGGGCAAGCTGCTGGGGGAGTAAACAGACAGGGGCGCCCCCGCGAAATGTGGGAGCGCCCTTTTGCGTGAAAGAGAGGTTACGATATGCCGAATCCTAATTTGATCAGGAATCCGAAAAAAACACCCATCTCCGGCGGCGCAGCCTATATCGACGGCGGAGACAGAGGGAGCCGTACCGTGACGCAGACGCCGTCGAGGACGCCGTCCCGTTCCAATGCGTCCAGCGACAGGGGAACGGGCGTCAATATCTATGAAAAAAACGGCGTCATGACCAAGGCGGAGGGGAAGGTGCCCGCGCTGTCGCGGGATGTGCTGGGAGGCTCCGGCGGCTACCAGATCGGCCGACTGCAGGGCAACCGGTCTGCGGGCAGCTCCGCCAGCGGGACAGGTGTCTCCGGCTCCACCACGGAGTCCGCCGTGCAGGAGGAGATCAAGCGCCGGGTGAGCAACGCGGCGCAGAACGTGCAGAACGGCACCTACGGCGGGGACAACGGCTCCGGCGTGAGCACGTCCACACCCTCCGCAGCTGACGGCGGCTCCTACGGCGGGAGCGACTATGACACCGGCGACTCGGACGCTATGAGCTACGAGGACTACTACAAGAAGGTGGGCGGCGACGTGTACGAGAGCGACCTGCAGAAGGCCATCGCGTCCCGGGTAAAGCAGGCGGCAGACAGCTACAACCGCCAGAAGGAGCAGGCCGGCACTGCCTATGAGGACGCTGCCCGGCAGGCCTACATCAGCAGCATGATGTCGCAGCGGAACCTGGACCAGCAGCTGGCAGTCAACGGTATCTACGGCGGCATGGCAGACAGCCAGCGCATTGCCCTGGATGCCAGCTATCAGAACGAGGTGTCGGATCTGGAGCGGCAGTACATCGAGACGCTGGCCGACCTGGACCAAGCCATCACGGACGCACGGCTGGCGGGGGACGCACAGGCAGCAGAGCAGATGGCGAGCTATAAATCTTCGGTGCAGAGCCAGTACGCCAACTATCTCTTGCAGAAGGACCAGGAGGCGGCCAGTGCCGCCCAGTGGCAGCGGGAGTATGAGGCACAGCTGGAGCTGCAGCGCCGGCAGGCAGCGGCACAGGCGGCGGCAGACAGTGCGTCCTATGGCGGAGGTTCTTCCTACACCGGATACGGCAACGGCGGGCTGTCGGCTTCGCAGGTAGCGGAGATGCAGCAGGCGCTGGGTGTGACAGCTGACGGCGTGTGGGGCCCGCAGTCCAGCGCGGCGGCCAACGGCATGACGGCGGCGGAGGCATGGCAGGCCTATCAGGAGGCTACGCAGGGCAGCAGTCAGAGCAGATACAGCTACGGCGGCGTTAACCGGCAGAGCCGCATGTGAGCGGTCGGGAGGTACACCATGAAATTTCTGGACGACTGGAACAAGAAGAACACACAGAAGCAGGCAGGGGTGCAGCGCGCATCCCTGCCTTCCGCGCAGAAAACCACCCTGAAGGCACCGCTGCTGCTGACAAAGAGCGGCGTGGCCATGGCGGACGGCAGCGGCGGCATGAAGCTCATCACGCCGTCGGCGACGCAGCAGTCCACGCCCATCGTAAAGCCCAAGGCGGCACAGAGCACCGGGAGACAGCTGGTGAACACCGGCGCGATGATCGCGGACACCGGCAGCAACAAGCGGCAGGTGCCGGCGGTCACGGTGCCGAAGAGCAAGGCGCAGCAGACGGTGGATAACCTGCCGAACATCCGGGCCTTTGGTGCAGGGGACTACACCGGTGCGGGAAAGCTGATGGAACGCGCGGCCAAAACCGTGAAGGCGGGCGCCCTCAGTACGGCGGGCAGCGTCACGGAGCTGGCCGGACAGGCCACGCCGGTGACCGGAGAGCAGCATCTGGGGCAGTTCTCCGGACTGGGTGATCTGGGCCGCGCCGTGCGGGAGAGCCGGGAGACCGGCGAGGACATCAACACCATCACGCAGCGCATGGAGACAGAGCGCAAAAACCGGCGGAGCCAGCAGAGACAGGCCACCTTTGACGCTGCCACGCGCCTTTTTGAAAAGAGCGCACAGGCGCAGGAGGAGGCCAAGGAGGGCGCGGGCACCGTGGGCCAGTTTCTGGTGGACATGGGCGTGACCGGTACGCAGATGCTGGGGGACGCCGTGGCCAATCTGGCGCTGCCCGGCAGCGGCCTTGCCATGATGGGGATGCGTTCCTACGGCCAGGCGGCCAACGAGGCCCGGCAGCAGGGGAAGTCCGAGGAGCAGCAGTTTCTAGCCGGCCTGAAGTCGGCGGGCATCGAGACATTCACGGAGAAGATGTTCGGTGCATTCTCGAAGATCTACGGCAAGGCCGGGGCGGACGAGCTGGTGGACAAACTGGTGACGAAGCTGACCAAGAACAAGACCGGGCAGGCGCTGCTGACGTGGATCGTCAATGGTGCGGGCGAGGGCGTGGAGGAGGTGACCTCCGACGTGCTGAACCCGCTGGCCGACCGGCTGCTGCGGTTGGACAACGGCGGAGATCTGTTCACCACGGAGGACGTGGCCCAGATGGGCTATGACTTCCTGCTGGGCGCAGCCATGGGCCTTGTAGGCGGCGTGGGACAGCTGGGCCGGGGTGTGAAGCAGGGCCGGGCGCAGACGGCGGAGGACGCCTATTATGACGACCTGCGGCGCAACGGCCGGTTCAGCGCCGACGGCGCGGCCAACGCGCAGCGGGCGTCGGACGCCATGGGGCGGGCTATGCCCACTGAGTACGCCCGGATACCCCGGCTGGTGGACGCCAACGGCATGGACGCACAGCAGCGCACAGCGTGGCTGGGTGCGCTGGAGCAGATGCCGCAGGCACAGCGGAACCAGTTTGAGACGGCGGCACAGATCGCCAAGCGCTTCGGCGCCACGGTGCAGGCCCGGGTCATGCAGGAGGGCGTGCAGGGCAGCTATCAGGACGGCGTCATCTCCATCGACCCGTCGGCCACGGATCCGGTGCGGCAGGTGCTGGTCCACGAGCTGACCCACCACATGGAGAGCAGCGGCCTGTATGGCAAGTTCTCCGACGCGGCCATGCGGCTCGTGGCGGAGGACATGGGCGCGGACGTGGACACCCTGCGCCGTGCGGTGATGGACGACTACGCCCGGGCGGGGGTGACGCTGGACGAGGACGGGGCCACACGGGAGATCGTGGCCAAGTTCGCGGAGGAAAAGCTGTTCACCGACGAGGCCACCGTCCGGCGGCTGCTGGTGCAGGATCGCAATCTGTTCCAGCGCATCTATGACTGGCTGCGCGACACCGTGGCCAAGCTGCAGGGCACGCAGGAGCAGCGGCGGCTCATCGACGCACAGAACCTGTATGAAAAGGCCCTGCGTCAGGCAGAGGCCGGAACACAGGGCAGGGGGACGCAGTATGACATCAATCCGTTCCATCGAAGCAACATTGACCAGTGGCGTGCTGACGGGATGCCGGACGGTGAGGTATTCAACCTTGGCAGCACAGGACCTGTGCTGCAGGGACTGGGTGCGGCGGAAAGTGATATCTACATACAAAGCGAAAAAGTCAACACGATCCTGCAGGAACACCCGGAGATGACTTTGGAGGAGATAAAGCGCCTCCCGGAGATACTGGAAGACCCCATCCTCGTCTTGAAAAGTAAGGGCAGTGGGAAGTCTGGCAAGACAAGTCGGGTGATCCTGTTTGGGTCTGTAAAGGCACAGAACGGCCAGCCTGTTATGGCGGTAATGGATCTGCGCCCATATGAAAACGGCCTGCTGGTGGCGGATATGCAGAAAGTAAACAGCGCGTACACGAAGAAGAATCTGGCATCCTTTATCGAGAGCAGTGAGGTCCTGCATGCGGATGAAAAAAGAGTCATCCCGCTTCTTCGCCTCGCTGGGCTTACAATGACGTCCCAGCAGCTTCTGCAGAATGGCTCTATTGGCAGTATATCCTACAATGGTACGAATGTCAACATCAGCGGCATACCATTTTCCACCATAGCGGAAACAGACCGGAAGGCGGAGCAGCTGGCGGTCATCGAACAGAGCAATCCCTTCGACGCGGCGCTTGGTGCGCACACATGGATACGCAGCGCGGAGGATATCCTCACATACGGGGAGGCTATTGACAACTTCGGCGGCGTGGATGATGTGACACCGGACTTCCGCGCAGGTGACGTGCAGCGGGCACTGGACAGCGGCTACATGACAGTTTACAGCAGCTATCCCATCACACAGGGCACCTTCGTGACGCCGTCCTATATGGAAGCACAGAACTACGCCGGAGACGGGCATGTTTACAGCAAGCGCGTACCGCTTGACGATGTGGCGTGGCTGGATGAGGTGCAGGGCCAGTACACCGGCCCCGTGGGGCGGGAGCAGCTTTCCACCGGGCGGAGCATCGAGGAGATGGCGGGCGTGGACAGTGGGCGGACGGTGCAGGAGAACGGCTTGTATCGGCGGGACACCGGCGACGCAGCACCGGAGGACGCCGTGCCGTGGCAGGCACTGTACGGTGGATCTGACCGCATGGCGCCGCCAGAGGTGACGGCGGAGCCGGTATCGGCACAGGACGCGGCGGAACAGAACAGCTACATGGAGCAGCTGGCCCGGGATGAGAACATCATCGGGGATGACCCGTACACGGTGTCGGACGCGGTGTATGACGCGCAGCTCCGGCGGCTGGAGCGGCAGGAGGCCCCTCCGGAGCGGACGGTGGAGCAGACTACGCAGGCCGATCTGGACGAACTTGTGCGGCTGTACGCGGATCAGGCAGACCCCATCGGTTCCCGCGAGGACCGCATCCGCGCCGCAGAGTCGATGGTGACGGACCACACGGTGCCGGAGAGGAAGAGTGCCGGGGAGAAGGCGCGGGAGGCGTGGAGCTATCTGTACCGTAAAATGGTGGACGCCGGGCACAGCGTCAGCAAGGTGTCGGAGGCGGTTAACGACCCGTATCTCTACCAGTTCTACAACCAGGCGCGGGCCTCGGCCTCTGCGGGCGTCAGCATGATCGCGGACGCACAGACGGACGTGAACGCTCAGAAGGTAGGAGAGAGCCTGAACGCCATCTTTTCTCCCATCCGGCAGAAGGGCGAGGACTACTACCACGAGTTCCAGATGTATCTTTTTAATCTGCACAACATCGACCGCATGAGCCTGTCGCAGAACAAGGAGCGGGCCATGCTGGAGGCCCGGGCGGCGCTGCGGGAGTTCGATACAGACCATCCGGAGATCCGCACGGACACAGAGGCACAGCTCCGGCGGCTGGCAGAGGACCCGGACCCTGACACGGCGGCGCTGGCCAGACAGCGGATGCAGCTGCTGCGGGCCGTGGACCGGGCGGACGCCATCAAGGACAAGCCGGTGTTCGGCGTGGATGTCACGGCGGACGTGAGCCGGGAACGGGTGCGCCGTGCCCTGCAGGCCCATCCGGAGTTCGAGGGCTACCGGCAGCAGGTACGGCGCTACGTCGACAACCTGATGCAGTATCGGGTGGACAGCGGTCTGATGACGCAGGAGAACGCGGACTTCCTGAAGGAGTTCTACCCCAACTATGTGCCGACGCTGCGTGTCACGGACGGCGACGCCGGCGCGGGACGGGATCGGAATACCGTGCGCATCGGCAGGACCGTGGGCCGCGCACAGGGCGGCACGGAGCAACTTGTACCCCTGCACGAGGCGCTGGGCAAGCAGACCATGAAGGTGGTGCGCGAGGGCAGCAAGAACCGGTTCGGCCAGCGTATGCTGGACGACTACATGAGCGCCGGGGATTCGCCGGCGGTGCATCGGTACATCAAGGAGGCGCAGGAGTTTGACGGCGGCGATTTTGACCCGGATACGCTGAACGATGTAAGCAGTCAGCCGCTTGCAAAGGATAAGACCTTTACAGTGTTCCGGGACGGTAAGCTGTGGGAACTGACGGTAGACGACACCCTTTTCGATGCGCTGAAGGCCCTGTCACCGGATGCGGCGGAGAGCAACACCCTGACGAAGGTCATCCGCGCCAGCAACAACCTGTTCAAGTCCCTTGTGACCGGCTACAATCCCACGTTCCTCGTGCGGAACACGGTGCGCGACCTGCAGACGGCGGGCCTGTACACCCGGGACGGCAAGGCGTTCCTGCGGAACTATCCCCGGGCGCTGGCTCAGATCAAAAACAACGGCGAATACTGGCAGATGTACAAGGCGTTGGGCGGCTCTTACTCCTCGGTGTTCGACTACGCCACCGGTACGGTGAAGGAGCCCACCAGCAAGGCAGGGAAGCTCATGGCGCGGCTGGAGTCGCTGAACATGTCCACAGAGCAGGCGCCCCGTCTGGCGGAGTTCATGAGCGTGCTGGAAAAGGGCGGCGTCAACTCGGAGACATTGGCGGACGCCCTCTATGCGGCGGCGGATGTGACCGTCAACTTCGGCAGGGCCGGTACGCTGGGCAAGGTGCTGAACGCCAACTATGTACCGTTCCTGAATCCGGGCATCCAGGGGTTCGACAAGATGATCCGGCGTGTGACGGAGACGAAGGGCGGCCGGGAGTGGGCCAAGCTCATCGGCCGGGCCGCCATGCTGGGCATCGCGCCGACGCTCATCAACTCGCTGCTGTACCACGACGATGAGGAGTGGGACGACCTGCGGGACAGTGACAAGGACACCAACTACATGTTCAAGCTGAAGGACGGCATCTGGCTGAAGATCCCCAAGGGCCGGGAGCTGTCGCTGCTGGGCATCACCGCAGACCGCGTATCAGACGACGTGCAGGGGCGGGACGTAGACCTCATCGCCACGCTGAACACCATGGGCAATCAGGTGGCACCGGCCAATCCGCTGACCAGCAACATCGCGTCGGCGCTGGTGGATTCGGCGTTGCTGGATCCGGACAGCCCGGGACGGACGTGGTACGGCGGGGACATCGAGAACCAGCGGCTCCAGAGCTACGCACCGGGCCAGCGGTACGACAGCAGCACGGACGTATTTTCCAAGGCCGTGGGCGGTGCGCTGGGCATCTCGCCGAAGAAGCTGAACTATGTGCTGGACCAGTACACCGGCGTGGTGGGCGACTTCCTGCTGCCGATCCTGACACCGCAGGCCGAGCGGGGGATGTTCGCAAAGGCTTTTACCACGGACGCCGTGACCAGCAACCGGGTGAGCGGTGACTTTTTCGACGAAGCGGACGCGCTGACCTATGCCAAGAACGGCGGCGATGAGACGGCGGCGGTGGTCAGCCGGTTCTGGAGCAAGCAGCAATCCGCCTGCTCCGACTTGTGGAAGGAGATCCGTGAGGTGGAGTCCTCCGACCTGTCCGACAAGGAGAAGCGGCAGAAGACCAGGGAGCTGAAGGCTGTCGTGACCGGTATCCAGAAGAATGCGCTGGCGGTGGAGGAATCCTACCGCGCCGCCGCGGAGAAGTATCTGCAGCAGGGGATGGAGGCGAAGGACGCCTACCGTGCCGCCAACAAGGAGTGTTTCGGCGCGGAGTATGCCCTTCAGACCTACAACAAGGATGTGTACGAGCGGGCCAAGTCGGCTAAGGCCAACGGCGTCAGCTATGACGACTTCTACACCTACTACTTCGGCACCAAGGACATCAAATCCACGGCGGAGAAGAGCGCGGCCACGCAGAAGTTTGAATGGCTGCAAAGCTCCGGTCTGGATCTGACGGCGCAGGCGGAGATCTATTTCGCGGACATGGCCAGCGACACGACGCTGGAGCAGCAGGCGGAGCTGGAGAGCGGCGCCGGTATCACGCCGGAGCAGTTCTACCAGTATAAGGTCATCAGCAGCGGCCTGTCCGGGCGGACGGAGAAGCTGTACGCCATCCATATGCTGGATCTGACCGATTATCAGAAGGACGCACTGTACTACATGAACGGCTGGTCGAAGAAGACCCACGACAAGGCGCCGTGGGTGCAGGGGGTATCGACGGAGGCCGCCGCCAACCGTCTGGCGTTGGCTGTGGTCGACCGGGAGAGCCAGCCGGAGGAAGAACCGGAATGGAAGCAGAGCCTTGCCGGCTTCCTCGGCACCGGCACCGGCTCCAGCGGCAATCCCTTCCTGCGGAAGACGGCGGACAATCCGTTCCTGCGGGCATCCGGTTCCGGGAGCGCGACCGCATCTGAGAATCCGTTCGTGCGGGCCATGCAGCGGAGGGAGACGGCGCAGACCGCACAGACGGAGAATCCGTTTGTCAGAGCCATGCAGAAGCGCGAGGCAGCACAGACGAATCCATTCCTGCGGAGGCAAGGGTAAGAGAAAAGGATGAGGGGCCGGGAGGCTCCTCATCCTTTGTATGTGCTATTGGTGCCGCGCCAGCGATAAGCACGGCGAAATCCGGCGGCTTCTGCTTCAGCGACAGTGGAAGCGTAAAACTCGCCATCACTGTCGATGATCGCGGTATCATACTGTTGGTCAACAGGGAGGTGGTATATCTTGCTGCCATCGCGGCCGATATTGCACTTGATACGAGGGTATTCCTGAAATGGGACACCGGAGAAAACCTGAATACCCAGATAGCCGGCACAGCGCTGCGCGACTTCCGATAGAGTGGTGGATGTGACCAGTACACCGGAAACGGACTGCTGCGGGTGCTGGTATTGATATTCGAATACACTGCCTGCCAACTGGAATACATGATTCTCATGAACGACCTTCTCGGAGGCCCATCGTTTGCACTGAACAAGAATTACATCATTTCCGCGCCGCAGAATGAGATCACGCCCCATATCCTCCAGTTTTGCCCTTGCGCCGTTGTATGTGACGCCGTACCCGCGTTGTTCACAGAGATAGCCGATGTAGCGTTCGTATTCGATGCCAATTTCCCAGTTCGTTTTGCTGCGCGCGATGTAGCGGTCAAGGACGAGCTGGTAGCGTTCCGCGTCGGAGAGTTCGGCCCGCTCTTGCGGTGAGAGGTATTTGTTGGCAACGGCAACATCCTCCTCCGGTGGAGAGGAAGAGTCATCCTGCACATAGGAGAAAGCCTCGGCGGGCGGCAACTCTTTGTAATCCAGCAGCCAAGGGAACAGCGATTCGTAAAAATGTACCTGATACTCAGCCTGCTTGGCGGCGATACGGGCTTGACGCAATTCACCGTGGATGATGCTGCTGACTTCGGTGGCCTTTTGCATCGCGGGGCGGCTTTTATTTTGCAAATAATCTATCCACTGCGTGTCGGCGGTTTCGTATGCATCGGCGCGGAGCTCGGCAAGCCATGGGTAGGTCTGATCTTGTGTTTTCTCTAAATGACGAAGGTGCTCCTCCTTCGCGGCAATGAACTTTTCCTTTTTTGCGAGTGCGGCTTGGAGCTCGTTTTTTTGCGTCATGATATGCGAGAGTTCTATTCTCTGGGCATCTGTATCGTAGTTGAGAAGAAGCCCCAAGGATATGCCGAGGCGTATCATGTGTTTGCAAGGGCGCTTTCGAAATTTGAAATCTTCGCAATCGCAGCCGCGCAGCGAGGTGTGGTATGTTTTTCCACTGCCGGAACTTACACAGGCTGAAAATTCGAACGGAGGGAATATCCACATATCCGAGGTAATGGCGCTGGTGAGCTGTTTGTCATCTTCTGACAGGGATGCAAAGGCAGGAAAAGCGCGAAGGTCATCAAGAAGAGTTTTGCGCAGACTGGAACGGATATGTACGAGGCTCTGGCGCATTGCAGCCTCTTGCTGAGCAAGGCGCTTTTCGTTTGCTGCGTACTGTGCCTGCTGAGTGCGCAAGCGGGATGCGGCATCATCATCCAGCTTCTTCCTGTCGGACTGTATTGATAGCTTGTAAGTTTCGAAAGCATCTTTTGCGGTCTGCAATTCTTCGCGTTCTTTCTTTAACCGTTTGAACCCGGATATTTCGTTGAAAATACGTGCGGCCACGCAGATGAGAAGAAATACAATGACGCAGGACTCTACAAAGTGATTCGAAAAGAAGCTGGCGATACTCTGGTACGACATAAGACGTTCCTCCATGTATCGGTAATATATTCTTACAATAGACGCTTTACGGCAGAAAGTCAAATAAAACAAGAGAAGCGCCCCGGGTGGAGCGCGTCCTAACTCTGTGGAAAATCATAGCTTAATGGAGTACGGCGGACCGGACGGGGAGCTGGGCGCGTCCCTGCGGTATCTGAGCCAGCGCTACTCCATGCCGTATCCGGAGCTGAAGGGACTGCTCACCGACATCGGCACCGAGGAACTGGGGCATCTGGAGATGATCGGCACCATCGTCCACCAGCTGACCTGCAATCTGTCGGAGAAGGACATCAAGACCGCCGGCTTCGACGCCTACTTTGTGGATCACACCGCCGGCATCTATCCTGCCGCAGCCGCCGGCTTCCCGTGGAACGCGGCGTCCATGGCGGTCAAGGGCGACCTGATCGCCGATCTGACCGAGGACTTAGCAGCGGAGCAGAAGGCCCGTGTCACCTACGACAACATCCTGCGGCTCAGTGACGACCCGGATGTCAACGATGTCATCAAGTTCCTGCGCGCCCGGGAGATCGTGCATTTCCAGCGCTTTGGGGAGGGACTGCGTCTTGCGAAGGATCGCATGAGCGAGAAGAATATCTATTTTATCAACCCGTCCTTCGACAGCTGACGGAACAAAGGGACCGCAGACCGGTCATCCCGGCCTGCGGCCACCTTTGTTCATAATATAAATAATAAATATCCCCCGACACCGGTCGGGGGATATTGTATGTGCGTATGTACGTCAGCACTTGCCGAAGAAACCGCACAGCAGCTTCAGCAGGGAAGCGCAGTCGAAATTGCAGAACATTGCTGTACCTCCTATGTGTATTTCCCTTGCAAGGACAACGTCATTGTAACCGATTTGTAA